TTGCGCCCTAGGAATATTAAATATGCTATTGCTATCTGCAATATCTGCTCCATTTAATTTAAACCAAATATCAGCATTATCATTGCCAGAACCAGTAGAAGTATTTTGAAATTGAACAGAATATTGAACTGTATAAACACCAGCATTAGCAAAAGTAATTCTATTGCCAGAAACAATACTTATTCCTGTGCTATTTGCATCAGTTTGACCAATATTAAAAATATATGCAGATGTGGTACTTGCGGCAGTTTGATTAGTTGTGTCCCAAAATGAACCCCAATAGCCACGAACACCACCAGCACCAACAGAACCTGAATATCCAGAATAGCCGCTATAACCGCTGATGCCTGAAAAGCCTGAGTAGCCACTTGTGCCGCTACCTGAGTAACCAGAGTAACCTGATACACCGCTTCCGCTGTAACCAGAAATTCCGCTAAAACCTGAATAACCACTTATTCCTGATTGACCCACCGCACCACTATAGCCAGAGAATCCACTTTGACCTACTGCGCCGCTGTAGCCTGAGTATCCGCTAACACCGCTTCCTGAATAACCAGAGATTCCGCTGTAGCCTGAGATACCACTAAATCCAGAATAGCCAGATACACCGCTTCCGCTATATCCTGAGATGCCGCTAAAGCCACTATATCCACTTGTGCCAGATGCGCCTATTGCACCGCTGTAACCAGAATATCCACTAACACCGCTACCAGAATAACCACTATAGCCAGAGATGCCAGAGAACCCTGAATAACCACTTACACCAGATCCGCTATAACCGCTATAGCCACTAACACCTGATCCTGAATAGCCGCTTATACCAGAATATCCGCTTGTGCCAGATGCGCCTATTGCGCCACTATATCCAGAGAAGCCAGATGTTCCGCTTTGACCTACTGCTCCGCTATATCCGCTGATTCCAGAAAAGCCTGAGTAGCCACTAATCCCTGAAAAGCCAGAAGTTCCAGATGCGCCATTTTGTCCTGAATAGCCGCTGTAGCCACTAACACCACTACCAGAATAGCCAGAAATGCCGCTATAGCCTGAGAATCCAGAAGTACCAGATGCTCCATTTTGACCGCTAATACCAGATGCTCCAGACCAGCCAGATATTCCGCTAAATCCTGATAAACCATCTTGACCTGAAATGCCGCTAAATCCGCTATAGCCTGAAATACCAGAGTAGCCGCTATATCCGCTAATGCCAGATTGAGCAATACCATCTAATCCTGAATAGCCTGAGTAGCCACTAAATCCTGAAATTCCAGAATCTCCAGAATAACCAGAAATGCCAGAATCCCCTGAGAATCCGCTTATGCCTGAAAAACCAGATTGCCCATCAATACCTGAAAAGCCACTATAACCTGATATGCCGCTATCTCCAGAATATCCTGAAATGCCAGACCAACCAGAGTACCCAGATATTCCAGAGCCTGAATAACCGCTTATGCCGCTATCGCCAGAGTATCCGCTAATACCGCTATCGCCTGAAAAGCCACTAATCCCAGAGTAACCGCTAAATCCTGAAATGCCGCTGTCACCAGAATATCCAGAAATTCCTGAAAAGCCTGATTGTCCATCAATACCACTATAGCCAGATGTTCCTGATTCGCCAGACCAACCACTAATACCAGAGAATCCAGACCAACCACTTACGCCTGAACCAGAATAGCCGCTGATGCCAGAATCGCCTGAATAGCCAGAAATGCCAGAGAATCCTGAAATACCGCTATCTCCGCTGTAGCCAGATAACCCTGAAAATCCAGAGAATCCGCTATAGCCTGAATCGCCTTGTGGACCAACAATAGGACCTACATTAGTCCAAGAGCCTGTCCATACATATAAATCACCATTGGATAAAACGATATAAGCATCGTTTAAATTACCAGTAGGGGGTAAGTCGGCTGGTGTAGCAACAGAGCCTACAATATTGATTGAAGTGCCTTGCTGACCGCTTATTCCTGAGAAGCCGCTGTAGCCTGAAATTCCAGAGAATCCGCTTGTTCCAGAGAATCCAGATTGACCAGATGCTCCACTATATCCTGAGATGCCAGAAAAACCTGATTGACCATTTGCGCCAGAAATTCCTGAAAAACCGCTAAATCCTGACCAACCAGAAATGCCAGACCAACCAGAAGTTCCTGATGCGCCAACTTGACCAGATGTGCCGCTGTAGCCGCTGTATCCTGAAATTCCTGAACCTGAATACCCAGATTTACCAGACTGTCCTGAGAAGCCTGATAAGCCGCTTGTACCGCTAAATCCGCTGTATCCACTATAACCAGACTGACCACTAAAGCCAGATGGTCCATAGTAGCCTTTATCAACTACTAAAGTAACTTGATTGCCAATACCGACTTCGACATTAACCGAATCGCCACTAGCATTGGTAACTGTTAATTCAGCCATGACTAACCTTAATTATTTACGATTGCATCAGAACGCACTAAGAATAGCAAAAAGATAATCAAATCATTTGCTGGAGTAGAGCCATCTACAGGAAAGCTAATTTTGATACGACCTGAAAAGCCTGTACCATTGATATTAGCAATGTCCAATCCAATTTGACCAGCAACTAAATCCCATGAAGTATCATCAATTACAAGGGTAAAAGCACCGCCAGCACCATCGACATTAGTAATAGTCAAAGGAATTGGATCAGGAGTTGGGGTGTAATCATTAATATCAAAGGCTAGACCATAGCGGCTATCTCTGACATTGGTAAGTTCTCTACGAATAATTTGAGCATCAATCGTGGCTGTGGATAAATCCATTGGAGTGCCATCACTATTTGTAAGTGCTAGATTCCAAAAGGTTTTTTGCTGATAGACTAACTCTCCAGCAATAATCTGATTGTCAAAGCCCGAAACTTGAGTGAGTGTGTTTTTGTTAAAAACGGCTATGATTTTACCCTGTCTTTCTGCTTTAATGCTTTTGCAATTTTAGATGCTTCTGAAGCATTTTTAATATGTTCTGGAGTTTTTTTCTTGCCCTTTAAGCTATTAGAAATAGCTAATTTATGAGCATTAGATAATTTAATTCCTTTTTTTGCTAAACCGCCAGCATTAACACCTTGTAATGCTTTTGATATTTTAGCTTTTACTTCATCAGTTCTTGGTTTTCCATATAAAGGATGATTTTCGCCTTTTAGACCATTGCCGCCATCGCCGCCATCAGTAAGATTGGCTAATTTAAAAAATTTTCTAAACAATGCAATAGTCAATTTTTCAGCATTTAAAGACTGAACATGAGTTAAATTACCTTGAATAATTTTAGGTGTAAACCCTACCTTATTGACAATATTATGCCAATACTGGTTTCGGTCTTTTTTGCTAGTTGCTCTATTATTAGAGCCTTTGCCCACATAAAATGGCAAACCTATATCTTGCCTTTCATGCACATAAAGGTAACAACTCATGATCTCTCCAATTCTCGGTTAATAGGGAATGGCACTCCACTCACCTACGGATCGTGTTTTATATTATTGAACTATTTTAACCACATAAATAGATACAGGCAACTAAAACTGGTGAAGAATCTGTAAATGTTATGGCTTCCCTAGCTTTGGCAACTGTAATATTTCTGACTATATTATCAGATTGTTTCATGCCTACACCAGCCGTAGAGCTAGTAACAATTAAATCTCCAGCCGCTATATCTCCAGCTTCATTACAGACATAGACTTGACCTTCTCCTACAGCATTAGCGGCACAATAGTCATAAGTATCTTTATAGGTATCATATTCTGGATACATTACAGCAGTTGAAATAGGTCTGCCATCTATCTCTGTGTAATCAAACTTTTCAATAAATGCGGCTGGTTTAGAATTAACCAAAAGCCCATTATTTACTACCATAACCCCAATAGGCACTTGATTAGCGGCAGATGATTCTGCAACTTCAAATACAGTATTAGATATATTTTTAGCAATAATTAACTTAACATCGCATACGATATAGCCAATAGGGATATTTGTGCCAGTAAGGACTAATACATCATGCGCCCCTGTAAATGGACCATAGTTAGTACCTGCGCCATCGGCATAAAAGTCATAACCAATGGATGTCCCTACAATACCGCTAGTAGAAGTGCCGCCTGTTGTAGCTAAATTTTTCCCACCAACACCATGATTTGTGCCGCCAGTTTGTAACGCTTCTCCTAAAATTCCAAAGCCCGAAACATTGCTATAGCCTTCAAATCCATTGCCTGTGCTATTGATAGCATAAGCGGCTGGAGTAGAGCTTGATGTTGTTAAAAATGCACCAGCAGGAGTTACCGCTGTATAAGACTGAACATAGATACAGCCAGAATTACCGCCAATTTGAGCAGTTAAAGTACCTGATGAGTTATAGGTACTAATGTTATTGGTCGTGTAATCCATCACTACTCTTGCGCCAGAAGCGGCGGTTTGAATAACTGCGCCAGTAATAGTTCCAGATGTAAGGCTTCCCATATTAGCTGTAATAGCCGATAAAGAGCCTACTTTTAATGCGGAAAGATACGGCACATTCCAAACTGTGTTGCCGCTAGTTGGGCTATAAATACCATCAGACTGATATACAGATTCACCAGCAACAATCGTTGGCGGTGTTGCTTGCCATACTGTTCCTGTTCCCCATGAATCATTAGGTGGGAATGATGAACTTCCGCTAGTAGTAATAGTGGTTGGAGTTGATGCCAAAGAAGATAAGGTAGTCTTTGTATAGCAAATCCTAGCAGATGCTCCAGCAGTACCAGCCGCACCAGTAGTACCAGCATAACCCCTTGCAGTAATAGAAGCTAATGTCCAGTTAATATTAGATGTAGTTACTGTTGCGCTATCAGTAATTTGAACAGTTGCGCCCCAAAGTGTATAACCGGGACTTGGTGAAGTACCGGGAGTTAAACTCCAGCCACTAGGTGTAGGAGTAAATGAACTTGTTGCCCATGTGTAGGTAGATGAGCCTGTAGGACCACTAGGGATAGTAATTGCCCATTGGAATACTGTTGGTTGGGCTGATTGCAATCCAGCCGCACCATTCTGAGTAATATCAGCAACTGTAAATCCTGTGCTCCAATTTACTGTAGATGTAGTAATACTATTAGCCGCAAAAATAAAATTAAGCGCTTGATATAGCCTTAATCCCGGTGTACCCGGATTTGATGGAATAGTTGTATCCCAGCCGCCACCGCCTGTATATCCGCTTTGAGTGCCTGTAGCCCAATCATAAATAGTTGTGCCACTAGGATTAGATGGGGTAGAAATATTCCATTGATATAGTGCTGGATATGCGCTTTTAGTTCCAGTATTGCCTTGGATTGCATAAACCACTTGCATAGTGGATGTAGGAATTAAATGGACTACACCAGCTAAATCTTTATAGCGAACAGGAATCTGAACTGTCGCTGGGTTTGCTGTCATTGATGTTGGCGCACCAAACAAAGCATAACTACCGCCATCTGTAGGCGGCAATGGGAAAGTTACACCAGTTTGAACAATGTCGGTTGCATAACCAGTAGTAGCATTGTATCCAATGCGCCATGTGCCGGGAACAAATGATGAGTCTGAATCGCTAGTAGCTGGGACATAATCTACAGGACCTAAACCATTCGATCCATATAACTTAAAACTAATTCCTGTAAATACTGGTGTTCCGTTATACGGAACTGACAAAGTAGTTGGACTTAATGTCGATACAAAAGAAGCGGCATTAGCTGGATCTGGAGCCCATACAAAAGATGTAGAAGTTGGAGATTGTGTTGATTTTCCAACAGAGCTATTACAAATATATGAAAAATAATAAGTATTTGCTGGTAATGTTATATGAGCAAATGTATATACACTTCCTGCAACAAATGGATTTGAATTAGAAGCTGTGGCAATATTCCAAGTTAGCCAATCTGCTGTAGTTGGTGATGCAACTGTTGTATAAAATAAAGTAATTGAAGTTGTTGTTCCTGATGTTGGAATTGCACAATTAATATCAAAATAAGGAACAGAAATATAGGGATATGAATCTACTACATTTGGTGCGCTTAATGCGCTATAAAAATTAGGATTTGCAATGCCATTAGTATTTGGTGTTGGGCTATATTGATTAATATCAGCAGTAGCATAAACATTGGGATCATAATCCAACAACTGAAGTTCTGCTCCTAAATTACCATCTGGCAATGCAGTTTCTTTAGTTTGCATTACTCTAAATTGCTTGTTTGACCAACCATAATCAGCATTAGTAATTGTTACTACATCACCAGCATCTACTTGAATACCATCATAAGTAGTAGTAATACCAACAACTAAATCTAATCTAGCTTGTTCTAAAATGCGATTTGCCAAATATTGTGCTTGAACATTATCATTAACTAAATCATATTTAATAGATGATTTATTAACTGGTTCATTTGGATAAAGCAAACCACTTGGAGTTTTTAATAAAACATATCCAGCTTGATCTCTATTAGTTTTATCATTATATTGAGATTCAATTTGATTGATTGCTTGTGTAATGTCTAAAGCACCAACAGTAATTGCTCCCATAATATTGGAATCATTAAAACTATATGATGGGGATATTGCTTGATTAATAACAATAGACCATTTTCCATTGCTAGTGTTATATTTCATCCAAGAATCACAACACATTAGCATTAAATCTATATTAGATAATATAGTTTGCCCAGTATCTAAAATTCCATTAAATCTGTATCTTGGTTGAGTTTGTGGGTTTCCATCAGGATCAAAATAATTTATTAATTGATCTGAATATGAATTTAATGCTGTAGCTGATGAAGAATCTACAAATGATGAATCAACTGCTCCACCATAAATAGAATTAGTCATATAGTCGTACCAAACATCGCCGGGCTTTGCTACACCAGTTCCATTTAAAGTTTGGCTACAATGAAAAGTAATTGGTTGTAAAGTTTCTGTACCTATTGATCCTGTGTTATAAAACAATTTAACAATGGCAAAAGCTGTGCCATTCATTCTTCTTCCTGTTGATGCCCATTGATAAGCAGAATTAAGTCCAGAATCGGGACCCATATTATGCTCTGTGCCAGCTTCCCAAGGTTTATATGGAGTATTAATTGGGGTTACATTTCCAGCTTGATCTGAAATATATAATGATATAAATAATTTACTGCTAATAGTAGTATCTACATTGCCAGCTTGATCTGTAAGACTAGCTACTGCCGCTAAATCACCAGTATCAGTATGAAAAGTTATTAATTGATCTTGATAATAAAATTTAGTTGTATCAAAAGTAAAAGTTCCATTTGAACTAATATTAGAAATAACCATTACATAATACATAGCCTTTTGATCTGTAGTTAATGCGGCATCTACAAATCGACCACCAGTATAAGCTGTTCCATAAACCATAGGAATTGAAGCTGTAGGGTCGGGT